TATTCTGCTATAGAAAGTTTCAAACAAAGAAAGCAAGGCAAAGGATATCCAAGTGCTTTCTCCGCATATGGAAATGACATCGCCACTGGGGCTAGCCGCTCTGATGGTGGTGGTGGAGCTGGTGCTGCAAATGATGTCAAAGATGGTGGTGCTGGTCAACCATTTCCAGAATTTGCTTCGGATATTATTGGACCAGCAATTCCAACACAAGTTCTTCCTTATTGGTCACCAGCGGTAACTTCAACTGGCCTTTATGGCGGTGGCGGAGGTGGTGGTGGTTATCCATCGAGTACTCCATCTGGTGGTACTGGAGGTGGTGGTGCTGGGGCATTAAATACCGTTGATGCAATTCCAGGAGTTGACTACACTGGCAGTGGAGGTGGTGGTGCAGACGGTGCATCTACTAATTCAGGTCACGGTGGAAAAGGTATCCTGATCATTAAATACGTTGTTTAACTTGTGATAAATAAGTAAAAAAGTCCCTAAACAATGGCCGCAATAATTACTGATCAAATTAGAATATTGAATGCAAGAAACTTTCTTGCTGGCGTGACGACTTCTGGTAGTTCTTATTATTCCTTTATTGGTCTACCAAACGCCACCGACTTACAGTCAGATTGGGATAATAGTCCCCCTGCCCCGATAGATAATTTTGATAATGAAAATGAAATTTGGGAAACTGTAATTGGATTGAAAAAAATCACAAACAGTGATATCAAATTAGTTGTTCCAAAAATTAATTGGAAGTCTGGCAATACGTATGATATGTATCGCCACGATTATAGTACATCCAATACCGCAAAAGTTTCTGGTGCAACTAATCTTTATAATTCATTTTATTTTGTAATGAATAGTGATTATAGAGTTTATATCTGTCTGCAGAATGGAACAACTCCAGAAACTCCAAATGGAGTTCCATCTCTAGATGAACCAACCTTTGTTGATCTAGAACCAAGAGCGGCTGGTGCTAGTGGTGATGGATATATTTGGAAATATCTTTATACAATCAGTCCATCTGACATTGTTAAATTTGATTCTACTAATTATATTCCAGTACCATCAGATTGGACTGACTCTGATACTAACTCCTCAGTTAGAGATAATGCTGTAGATGGATCCATTAAGATCGTCACCATTGAAAATAGAGGGGTTGGATTAGGAACAGCAAACGCTGTTTACACAAATGTACCCATTAAAGGAAATGGAACAGGTGCAACGTGTACAATTACAATGAATGCAGATTCTCAAGTTGAATCTGTTATAGTATCTAATCAAGGATCTGGATATACTTACGGAAACGTTGATTTAATTGCTGGAGGAGTTCCTACTGGTTCTACAATGCCAGTTCTTGGAGTAATTAGTACTCCCCAAGGTGGCCATGGAGCAGATATTTTTAGAGAACTTGGAACAAAAAATATTCTTCTTTATTCTAGATTTGAAAATGATATTCAAAATCCAGACTTTATCACTGGCAATCAAATTGCAAGAATTGGTATTGTAGAAAAACCAAATACTTTTGGAACAAATACTCCGTTGAGTGTAGATAAAGCGAGTGCTGTTATGGCACTCAGATTGACTGGTGCTGGTTATAGTTCTGCTACGTATGATTCAGACTCTTTTATTACACAAACTGTATCAACAGGAACTACTGCTGTTGCTAGAGTTGTGAGTTATGATCAGGCCACAGGAGTTTTAAAAGTATGGCAAGATAGAGCGCAATCTGGTTTTAATACGGTTGGAGTAGCAATTACTAATCCACAATATGGTTTTGATCAAGCAGATTTTACAGCATCGCCAACTGGAACTGGATCTTTAACAATTAATGGTGGATCAGTTACTGAAGGATTGACAATTGATAGCACTTTTACGGGTATATCAACCGTAATAAATAATAGAACATTCTACCTTGGTCAATCATTTACTAATGGAATTGCAAACCCTGAGGTTGCAAAATACTCTGGAAACATCATTTATGTTGACAATAGACCATCTGTGACAAGATCAACCAATCAAAAAGAAGACATCAAGGTTATATTACAATTCTAAGGAATTATGTCGCAAATCACCAATCTCAACGTTGCCCCATATTATGATGATTTTGATCCCACGGACAACTACCATAGGGTACTGTTTAAGCCTGGATATCCTGTTCAGGCTAGAGAATTAACAACACTCCAATCAATTCTACAAAATCAGATTGAGAGGTTTGGGCAGCACTTTTTTAAAGAGGGTGCAAAAGTAATTCCAGGTAATACTGCATATAGCCAAAACTACTTTGCATTGGAACTAAATGTTACACATCAGGGTGTTCCTATAGATGCATATCTTGATCAACTAATTGGTCTTAAGATTACTGGAAGAACTTCTGGTGTCACTGCAGTTGTTCAAAGTTATATTACTTCTTTGGATTCGGAGAGAGGAAATCCCACTCTTTATTTGAATTATCTGGGATCAAACACCCAAAATAATGAAACTCAAGTTTTTGGAAATGGAGAAATTCTCTCAGCTGAGGGAAATATTGTCAGTGGTTTGTTGGGCAATGAAATTATTGCTTCTGGCGAGGCATTTGCTTCTACAATTGCGGAAGATGCAACTTCAACTGGATCTTCATTCTCGATCTCTAATGGCGTTTACTTTATTAGAGGTCAGTTTGTAAATGTTGAAGATGAAACTCTGATCCTCGATCAATATGATAACAACCCTTCATATAGAATTGGTCTGTATATTAATGAAGAGATTGTCACTTCAGACCAAGACGAAAGTTTAACTGACAACTCTCAAGGTTTTAATAACTATGCTGCTCCAGGTGCAGATAGACTAAGACTTTCTGTTTTCCTTTTTAAAAAATCTTTAACAGATTTTAATGATGAGAATTTTGTAGAACTTGCAGTTGTAGAAAATGGAGTTTTAAGAACTACAAGAACTACTTCAGAATACAGTGTAATTAATAATGAGATTGCAAGAAGAACTTATGAAGAATCTGGAAATTATTATGTAAAACCCTTTGATATTATTGTCAAGGAATCTCTTAACGATGGGGAGGGTAATAGGGGTCTCTTGCAAGAAGATCAAGTTACTCCAGGTGGTTCAGTTCCATCTGATAATTTAGCACTATATGAAATTTCTCCAGGAAAAGCATATGTGAAGGGATATGAGATTGAAACTGTAGGAACAACTTTACTTGATGCACCAAAACCAAGAGATACTAAAACAATAGAGAATAGATCTATTTTCTATAATACTGGATCAACTCTAAAACTGAATAGATCATATGGAGCACCTTTAGTTGGTGTGGGTAACACATATGTTTTGAGTTTGAGAGATGAAAGAGTTGGTTCTGTTGGCGGAGCAGTTGGAGCGGCTCAAACAGAACCTGCTGGTAATGAGATTGGTGTAGCTAGAGTTTATGATTTTAGACTTGAGTCTGGATCCTATAATACTTCAAACGGTGACATTAATGAATGGAATGTATCACTGTATGATGTGCAGACAGTCACTAAGATTACTTTAAACGAAAATGTAACTCTGACAACTCCAACATTTGTAAAAGGCACAAATAGTGGATCAACTGGTTTCTTAAAAAATAGTGTGTCTAACACTAATGTTATTGAATTATATGAAACCTCTGGAGAATTTATAAAATTTGAAGGATTTGAATTTGATGGATTGGATAACGGTAGAGTTGCTACAGCAATTACTGCATTTGGAATTTCTGATATTCAATCTGTATATGGAAAAGTTGGTGTAGGAACTACTTTTGCGGCAGATACTATTCCATCAACACAGTCCAAAATTGGAATAGCCACTATAACTGCAGTAAATTCTAGTGGCGAAAGCACAATTATCTCAACAAATCCACAGTTTCCTGGTGTAATCAGTGTTGGGGATCTAATCAGTTACACAAGCACAGATACCGCACAAAGTTTTACCGACCCAGTATTTGCCACGGTCAAAACAGTCAATACTGAAAGTGTTGTTGTATCAGGAGTAACTACAGTTACTGGTGTTTGTCAAGGAAGACTTCCAGAAACTGGATCTAAAATTGAAGTTACCGATTTAAAACTTCTTTCTACAAAATTATCAACGTCTAGCGATAGCACTCTATTTACTTCTCTTCCAAAAGATAATATCGAATCTGTTACTCTTAACGATTCATTTATTACTCTTAGAAAATATGCAACTGTCAATATTAATGGTGGTCAATTATCTGCCTCTGTATTTTCTGGAACAAATGAAACTTTCTTACCATTTGACGAAGAGAGATATTCTCTGATTAGATCTGATGGATCAACTGAAATTTTGACTTCTGACAAATTTGGATTTGCAGATGGCGCAAGAGAACTTCAAATTTTCAATCTTGGCGCAAATGATACCGGAGCGCAGTTAATCTATACAGTCAAAAAGATTAAACCCGTTGCTAAGAAGAAGAGAAAGAATAGAGTTAATTCTGTTGTAATAGATAAATCCGAGTTAGTGCAATCTGGCCTTGGGGCAACGACATTGAATGATGGACTTACATATGGAAATTATGCATATGGAACAAGAGTTCAGGATAACAGAATTACTCTTAACGTTAGCGATGTTATTAGTGTTCAAGCGATATATGAATCTTCAGATACTTCTCAAGCATCTGCCCCAACAGTAATTTTAGCTTCTCTTTCTGGACCAGAAGGAAAGACTAGTGATTTGCTTATTGGAGAAAGGTTTAAGGGAGTAACTAGTGGTTCTATTGGAGTGGTCGCAGAAATTTTAACAGATAGTAAAATTTCATACATTTCAAAAAATACTAGTGCTTTGATTGAAGGGGAAACTATAATATTTGAAGAAACAAATATTGATGGAATAGTTTCTGTTGTAAATGAGTCTAGTTTTAATCGATCAAAAGACTTTAAGTTTAGTACTGGTCAAAGAGGATCTTTTTATGGCAATTCTTTTATTATTAGAAAAAATGAAATTGATGCACCAACTAGACAACTGAAAGTTTACTTCACTAATGGATTCTTTGATGCATCAGATGTTGGTGATATTGTAACTACAAACTCTTATTCCGATTTTGATTACGTTAAAGATATTAGAAGTATTGATGGGTACAGAAATACTGATATTATTGATATTAGACCAAAAAGTTCCGACTACACAGTAACTGAGGGTGCCAGATCTCCATTTGAATTTTATGGAAGAAGTTTCGATCAAGCGGGTAATTCATCTAGTGTCTTGTCTTCTGATGATTCCTTTGATGTAAGTTTTGCATATTATCTACCAAGAGTTGATAGAATTTTCTTAACTCAAAGTGGAAAATTCCAAGTTCAATATGGAACTCCTTCTGAAAACTTAGAAAGGCCTCTTGCAGTTGATGATGCTATCGAAGTAGCAACTTTAACAATTCCACCATATCTTTATAATACGTCTCAAGTAAAACTGGACTTCCTTCAACACAAAAGATATCAAATGCGTGATATCAAAAAATTGGAGGATAGAATTAGGAGTTTAGAATACTATACTGCACTTTCATTATTAGAAACAAATACTGCAAACTTTTTCATTCCTGATGGAGAAGGTCTTAACAGATTTAAATCCGGTTTCTTTGTAGATAATTTTACTTCTTTAAATGCACAAGATGAAACTATTCCATTCAAGAATAGTTTAGACAGTGAATTTAAAGTTTTAAGACCTCAACATTATACAAACGCTATTGATCTTATTCAAGGTCCTGTTGTAAATGTTGATGCATCTGCCGACTTATCAATTGAGCAACCTGAGGGTGTCAACATTAGAAAAACTAATGATATTATAACTCTTGATTATGCCGATGTTGAGTGGTTAAAGCAATCATTTGCTACTAGAACTGAAAGCGTAACTCCTTTCTTGGTAAGTTTTTGGCAAGGAACCCTTGAACTGACTCCAGCGTCTGACACTTGGGTAGATACTGTAAGACTTGAGGCCAAAATCATTGATGTGGAAGGCGATTATGAGAATGTCATGGCAAAGGCAGTTGAAGAGCAGGGTGTTGATCCTCAGACTGGATTTGCTCCTACTATTTGGAATGCTTGGGAAACCAACTGGACTGGTAGAGACGTAGTTGAGACTACAAGAACCAGAACAAGCAATCCACCTTCTACTGTTAATAGACAAGGCCCTGGTGGTAGGCGAATATTTAGGACTTGGACAAGACAAGTTAATGCTGATGTTGCTGAAGATACCTTTAGAGAGGTAAGAGACACTGGAGTCATGTCCAGAACTGGTAATAGAATTATTGTTACAGAACAATTTGATAGAACTTCTGTTGGAGATAGAGTTGTAAGTAGGAACGTCGTTCCTTATATGAGATCTAGAAACGTTCAATTTGAAGTGAAGAAACTCAAGCCTCTGACGAGATTGTATACATTCTTCGACAATTCTAACGTAACTAAGTTCTGTACTCCTAAGTTACTTGAAATTTCAATGACTTCGGGTACTTTTGAAGTTGGAGAAACTGTCGTTGGTTCTATGGTAAATGCAGGAACCGGACCAGTTGATATCAATGCTCCAAAAATTACATTTAGAGTTGCTCAAGCAAACCACAAAGAGGGTACATACGATTCACCAGATAGAGTTTATCGTCAAAATCCATATAATGGACAACCAATGACGGAAACTTATTCTTCTACATCTACAATTTTAAACATTGATACTTTCTCCCTTGCAAATCAACCACAAGGTGATTTCTTTGGATATGTTGATAGTAATATGACCCTGGTTGGCAAGACCAGTGGTGCCCAAGCAACGATTACTGATGTAAGATTGATTTCTGATATTGGAGCACACCTTCAAGGAAGTTTCTTTATTCCTGATCCAAACGTAACTACAAATCCAAGATTTGAAGTAGGAACAAGAATTCTTACGTTTATAAACAGTAGCACAAATAATCAAGAAACTGCAACTACTCTTGCAGAAGAAGGTTACATTTCAAGCGGAACTATTGAAACAGTTCAAGAGAATATTGTTTCTGTTAGAAATGCTAGAGTCCAAAACAAACTTGAATTTGCAGAGCAAGCAGTTGCGAGAACAACTGGTAGCCAATTAGTATCAAGTAGAGTTGTCAGTCAGCGCGCTGTTACTCAAAGAGTTAACTACTGGTATGATCCTCTGGCGCAATCTTTTCTGGTTGATGACGATACTGGAATTTATCTGACTAAGTGTGATATTTTCTTTAGATCTAAAGATGACGCAGATGTTCCTGTAACTCTG